TGCTGATGGTACTGTCGGTTGTGCTGGAGTAATTGGAACGATACAGTTAGAAAGTAGTTGTACTTGGTGGACTCCAAACCGTGATGTAAATGGTTCTGGATATATTATCCAAGGTGGTGTAAGACCAAAGAAGAACGCAAAGGGTGAAAATCTTGTAGATGCTGAAGGAAAACCAATAATGGAAAATTTTGAATATCCAATGGCTGACCACCCTGGTGTTCACGATTATTTGGCTACAGTAGATGGCTGTTGTATGTTTTTCCCGAAGAAAGTATTTGAAGATGGTTTACGATTTGATGAAAGTCTAAAAGAATATCATTTTTACGACTGTGATATCTGTTTGCAAATTTTGGAAAGAGGATTGAAAGTATCTACTATTGATGTAACTGTAAAACATCAAAGCAGTGGCATTCCTTCACCAAATTTTAGAGAACTTGGTTTGGTATTTTTTAAGAAGTGGGATAACAAAGTAAAAGGTCAATGGCCTATTTCACGCTTAACCAAGTTTTATTAGAGTTGAGCTAAAAATTCAATTCTTTATCAAGGTGATATGAATTGGCACGAAAATACAAAATCTAAAATGAAATTTATATAAATAATAATGAAATAATTGAAATGTACGAGATTTCAATAATAGTTAGATTTTGCTAGTAATAGCATATTTGTCCTATTGATACTCGTACTATCAATAGGATTTTTGATTATGATAGTAAAGAAAACTTACAACATTAGACTATATCCTAACAAAGGACAAGCTAATTTCATCAATAAGACTATTGGTGGTTGTAAGTTCGCATATAATATATGTCTAAAATCAAAGCAATACTTATACAAGAACTATGGGGCATATTATGATCCTAAAATGGCACTTCTAATTGAAGAATATCCAGACCAATTAGAACATATAGACTCACAAGGGTTATGTAATACTTATCAAGATTTGAAGAAAGCGTATGCTAATTGGTTCAATTCGCTATCTGGCAAAAATAAATGTAAGCAAAAAGCGCCGAAATTGAAAGATATGAAGTCTAAATCTGGTTCATATCGTAATGCGATGATAAAGAAAGATATAGACAAATTAGTACAAGATGATAAAATTTTCTTACCTTGTGCTAAATGGACTAAATTCAAAGGGACGATTGAAAAAAACAAAATTAGAAAAATCTATAATATTACTGTGAAAAGAACTAACACAGGAAAATACTTTGCTTTATTATGTTGTGATGTTGAAATTGATGAATATGAACATACTGGTGAAGCAATAGGATTAGATTTAGGTATCAAAGACCTAATCATAGACAGTAATGGAACAAAATTCGTTAATAAGAAATTCTTGAAAGAATCAGAAATAAAAATAAAACATTTACAGAGAGAACTTTCAAGAAAAAAGAAAGGTAGTCATAATAGAGAAAAAACAAGACTAAAATTGGCTATCGCTTATGAAAAAGTAAGCAATAAAAGAAATAATTACCTTCATCAACTAACTACTAAAATTGTAAAAGAGAATAGTATAATCTGCATTGAAGATTTAAATGTTAAAGGTATGATGAAAAATCATAAATTGGCTAAATCTATTGCAGATTGTTCTTTTTCAATGATTAGAAGAATGTTAGAATACAAATGCCAGTGGCATAATAGACAGCTAATTGTAATAGACAGATGGTCACCTAGTAGTAAGACATGTAATAGTTGCGGTCACATAATTAAAGACTGGAACTTAGGTATTAGAGAATGGGATTGTCCTTGTTGTGGTACTCATCATGACCGAGATGTAAATGCTGCAAAGAATATACTTGATGAAGGTATGAAAATTTTAGACACCGTAGGAACTACGGGTAGTGCTTGTGGAGTGGATAATTCGGTTGTAAAAATACAATCTAGTTCTACTTTGAAGCAGGAAAGTCCTCTGCTTTATAAGAGTGACAGGGTTCATGCCTATGATGAAAAGTCAGCAGATAATAAATGATGTAAAGACAAATTTTAAAGAATTAAATTATTCTGTTGTTTACCAGGACGATTTACCTGTGAAAATGGTGGGGACCTATGAAGGTTCTCCTGTTTTCGTTATTAACTTTTCTGACGGTTCTATTGATTTTGAAGACACCTTTAAAAACAAAAGTTATAAAAATTATATCAAGCCTGTTATGACAGACCCAGAGATATTTTTGGTTGAAAGTAGTGGTGTTTGTTTTTACTATTATATGCACAGAACACTTATACAAAAATTAATACCGAAAATCGTTTTGGCACTAAAAAATTACTATATTAAATTTAGAAAGGAGACTATGGAAAATGACTTTACCTGTAGAAGATGATGAACCAAAAAAACCAACTTTGTTTGATATGTTGTCAATGTTGGAAACTGCAAAGACCCCTTGGAATGAATTAACTGAAGACCAACAAAAAGCTTATAATCCATTTATGATTAATAGATTTGTAAGTTCTAAGGAAATTTATACTCCAGCTGTGGCTCAAATTGATACACTCAAATTAACACCAGAACAACATTATACTTTGATGTGTGAACTTGTATCAAATACACACAGAAATTACTTTGATTATAAAGCATATAAAAAAGAAAAATCGTCAAAATCTGACAATAAAGATTTGTTGATTTATGCTATTTCCCGTGAATATGAAATAGGTAATAGAGAAGCTAAAATGTATCTTGAACAGATACCTGATGAAGTATTGACAAAATTGGCTTCTAAATGGGAAGATTCTTATAAATCCAAAACGAAATAAAAGTTATAAATACATTAAATGGTAAATTTAATGGAGTAAAACAATGATAAAAGGATTACAAGATTTTATCAATGAAGCCGCTGTTGGTGCTGCAAACCAATATTCTGCTTCAGTGAAGATTGTTCGTTTCTTGGAAAAGAAGATAGGACAAACTTATGTGGATTTTGACGGTCAGAATTATACCAATAACGAAGGTAATTATTTTGGTTATTTGTTCGTAAGTAATTCTGATACATCTGCTATTCGTGTAAACTGGGAAGGTAATGTTTTCCATTCTATTAACTTTTGGCAGGACTGGAACTATAATGTGGACCCTACATTAGAAATTAAGACTGGTAAAATTGCACCAGGTAATAGTTCTTTTGCAAGATTATTGCCAGAAATTGCTGACATTATCGCAAAGAATAATGCCTTTGAAGATGGTGACGCTGCAGATGAAGAACCAGCTGAAGATATTGATGAAAGTACACTTGACGAAGCTGCTAAATTCCAGTATGGTGGTCAAATCTATAATGGTAAACAAGCTGTTGTTCGTAAAATGTATGATGAAGGTAAGGACTTAGAAGATATTAAAGCCACAGTTCAACTCAATGGCAAATATGTAAAGTCAATTATTGCAAAATATATTAAAGATCAAGGTGGTTCTGTTAGTGAAGTAGCTGAAGCTCTTGGTGTTTCTAATATTGAAGCCCGTGAACTTTGTGGTGAACATTTTGATGATGAAGGTAACGAAAGTTATAATCCAGCCATCAAGGTATTAGATGGTGCTAAGGAAACCATCGTTCCTTCTAAACAGTTGAAAGCTGCTCAGGAAGAACTTAATGAAACCGAATATGCTGACCCTGATTTAGTCTTTGATGAATTGTCAGACTATGTTACTTTGATTGCAAAGGGTGTTATGCCTGCATTGTTGGTAACTGGTCAGGGTGGTATTGGTAAGTCTTATAACATTGACAAGATTCTTGACCAATATGGAAAGCGTCACGAAACTTGGGAAAAGATTAAAGGTAAGGCTTCTCCTGCAGCTATGTATGCTACCTTGTGGTATAACCGCGACAAGATTGTAGTATTTGACGACTGCGATAGTGTATTTAAGGACCCAGATGCTTTGAATATTTTGAAGGGTGCTCTTGATAATAATGACTTTAGAGAAATTTCCTGGGCAACTAAATCTGAAGGAATGGTTTATACAACTGACCTTGATGATAACAAGGAAATTGCTGAAAGAGTTCAAGAATGGAAAGACGCACATAATGGTAAAGAAGGTTTCCCTAACCACTTTATATTTGAAGGTGAAGTAATTTTCATTTCCAATATGAAGAAGAGCGAAATTTACAAGAAGGATTCTGCGTTATTGACTCGTTGTACTTGTATTGATATTGTACTCAGTGCTCAAGGTGTAATGAAGAGAATGGAAACTGTATTGCCACACATCAAGATTTATAAGTCACTCGGTGCTCGTGGTTCTGAAGGTAAGGATATTACCAATGAAGAATTGAAGAAAGAAGTATTTGACTTTATGAAATCTGATGAGTTCTTGAAAAATCCAAAACGCCGCGGTAGAGATATTTCTTTCAGAACATTAGACCAAATTTATAAGCTTCGTTGGGCTGGTTTGGAAAACTGGAAGGAAAGAGCTTACAACTGCGGAGGCTAATATGGATTTGAATGAAGCTATATCCGTATTACATACAAGTGGTTATGAATTAATTGATGAAGGCTTTTTCAAAGACAAATACACCAAATATAAAAATACTGTTATTAAACAAATTAAAGAATATGGTGTAGATTTGGAAAAATACGAAAAAGCAATAATTGACTGGATTCGTGATTACTTTGTAGATAAAATGAGCCCGTATGATTGTGCTCTGGCTATAAGAGACAATTGTAAATAAAAATTAACAAAAGATTGGTTGAAAAAACCAATCTTTTTTGTTTTGTAAACAGATTTTTACAAAAAACTATTGACAAATAAAAGTTTATTTTCTATAATTAAACTTAGAAAAAGAGAGGTAATACTATGTCAATTCCTAATGAAAACGATAAGTATATTTCTGTGGCTGTCTGTTGTGGTTGCCACCCAATTATGCCCTGCATTAAGGGTGGTGTCATTATGACAAAGCGTGACTGGATTTTGAAATATTATCTTCAACTCAATTTGCTTGGTGTTTTGGTAGAAACATACCAGGACAGATTTGACCCAGGTGTTCCTTTTGGCTGCACTGAAGCATTTGATAAAGATGTTGAAGCCGGTTATTTTATCAAGGTGGGCTAATGGGATTGTTAAATTTTATTAACAAAATTAGAAACCGCTTTTCAAATAAAACTGAACGGGTTTATATCCAAAATCGGTTTGACGAATACAATAAAAAGTATTTCAATGGTGAACTTCCTAAAATTCCGCTAATGATTGACAATACTTTGGGTGATGTTTGGGGCAGATTTGAATCTGTTACAGATATTCTTAAACACTCCTGGGAACCTAAACAAATTCTGTTAAATTTTCAGTATTTACAGGAAGAACAGGTTTTAAGAAATGTTTTAGTTCACGAAATGGTACATTATTGGGACTGCGTTACTAATCAGCCTACGAATGAACAGTGGGAAGAAGTAAATAAACTGCAAAAAAGATTTTATTCAATTATATTGGCAAATGCAGGAAACAAATATTTGAGAATTGGTTTTTGGCAATCTGTTAATCAGATTTTGGGTTTACATTTTGAAGATGACCACAGTCCGAAATTTAAAGAAAAATGCCACGAATTGAACGAAAAGTTTCCTGAATTGTGGCTGAGCGAACAGGTTAATAGTCCTAGATTGTAAACATAATTTTACATAAATCACGCATTTATCTATTGACAAATGGAAGTTTATTTGCTATATTAAACTTAGAAATTGAAACAAACCATCAAATGAGGTAATACTATGGCAATTCTCACTCGCAAATCCCAAAATGAAACTCCGACCATTTCTTACGCTGGTATGGTTGTTAGGAAGTTCGTTCGTGACGAAAGAGTTATGAGCGATGTCTGGGCATATTGCACTTATGCCGTGGTCTATGATATTATTCAGGACCGAGTGCAGGAAATTTGTGTTCACTGCGATTTTGATGGTGGTTACTCTACTGCCGAGGTTGATGCCTCTCTTGAATTGATGGAACAATACAGAGCTCATGTGGTTCGTGAAGAACGTCACGAAAAGGCTGTTCAGCTGGTTCACAAACATAATGAACGCTGGTATCAGGCACACCACATGAATGTGACCCTTAGTCAATACAAGCGATTGAAGGAACTTGGTTCTGATTCCTACGATATTCTCTATACTTTGTTGGGAACGAAGAAGTTCCGTAACGAGTTCCGTGCCAAACTTGCCGAACAGGTTCGTAACTGGTTGAATGACCCTGAACCGAAATATCGCACTCCGCTTTCTCCTAAGCAGATGGCTTGTGCTGATACTCGCCATTTTGGTCGCCGCTATTTCTAACAATAACAAGGAGGCTATTATGGCTCTTACTGGTACACTCAAAATTGGTCCCGTTCGTCCTGATTGGAGACCTGAACCTATCGCAACCATCACCAAGGACTTGGAAATTGTGGAAAGCGGTAGTGACTGTTGGAAGATTTTCAACTTAAAAACTCGGTTACAGGTTGGAAGCCTTGACCGAATTAACAACAACTGGTACCTGACCCTTAAGCATGGTACTGCTGAACCTAACCTAGAAGCATTCAGCCGAAAGATGGCTGAGTAAAGGAGAACAAAAAATGGCACACTTTATTGAAATTGCAGAATGCAAAAATGCTGGCGAAATGTCACAGAAAACTTTCCTTGATGTTGACTGTGAACCGGTATTCACTTGGCGAAAGGACCTTGATGCCAATGGTCAAAAGAAGGACCTTGCTCTGATTGTGAATGGAATTGAACATCTTGAAAGTACTTGTGTTTGTACCCTTCAGGATACTGATGGAAGGTATGTGGTAATTCCTATGCCGGCTGCCATTCAGTTGCTGCTTGACAAGGATTATGCTGGTGCGATTAAGAAGTACCGCAAGACAGATGTTCTTGATTTGCTGGCAAAGGCAAAAGGAAAGTAATGGGTAAAATCTACATTTTATATTTTATCGTTTCAAGCTTTTCTAATGGTCTGGTTCACACTACACAAAGTGAATACATATCATTAGAAGCTTGTGAGAAAAAGAAAACAGAACTTGTAACAAACGCAAAGAATATGGGTATGCAAGCACGAGGCGTTTGTAAGGAGAAAAATTTGGGGAGAAAAACATTATGAAGAAAATAATTTTTGCAATTTTGCTTAGTTTGTTCATTGGCTGTAGTGTAGATGAAACTGTATCTACTCCACAGGACGAATTTAAATTTGAAATGAAGAATGACAGTGTTGTGGTGGCTGATACATTTTATTACAAAGTAAAATGCCGTTATTCCTACAGAACTTGTCTAGTCATTCGTGATGTTCGTTCTGAATTGTCTGAAGCAGAAAAAGATTCTTTAACTGGAATTTCTGTTTGTGAAAGCGGCCGAGGAATTGAAAGAACTGATTTTGTTACTAAGTTTGATTACAAGGCAAATATAAACAAATTCACTATTGAATTTGATGAGCCATTGAAACCAAACAAAGAAACAGAATATATGATGAAATATCGTCCCGACGAAAAGTTTGTTTATGAATGTGAAATAAGGTCAACTGCTGATAAAGGAGAATAACTATGACACTTGAAGATTACAGAACAATGCTTGGAATAGCTGCTATCATTACATTTTTATTTGAATTTGTAAATGGTATGTACTGGGCAAAAATGGTAGATGAACGCCGACTTCCTAAAGGTTGGGGCTGGCACTTTCTTACGGTTTTTTGCATATTGACTCCATTGGTTATTTGGTTTTTGTTGTTCAATGCTCTTTATTCAACAGCCCAACCATAAAGTTCTACAATAAACTTTTAAATTATTTAAAGTGTTGCCAAATGGTAACACTTTTTTTACATTTATCTGATTATAAATAGTATGGAATAAGAAAAGGAGAAAAAATGAAAAAACTTCTAGGAATATTATTATTTGTGACAGCACTGTTTGGTGCTGAAGCTGATGTTAAACCATTTGTATATGATGGTGTTGCTGACCAGCAAGCTCAATATGAGTATATGCTTAAATATAAATTGTATGGTTATGAATATCTTAAAATTGGTCAGAACGATACCATTCCTGATAAGTCTGGTTGGAATGGTTCTGCTATCAAGGTTGAAATGAAACACGCTGTTGTTTTGGGTGGTCCTATTTTGACCGCCGGCCCAGTAGATGTTGGTAATGGAGACCAATTTACAGGTCCTGTTCGTGGTACTACATTCAGTATGGGTAATGACAACAACTCTACTTTTGCAGGTAAATGGTGTTTTGAAACCCCACTTTCTACTGAAGTTCAAAACATTATAAAGCGTAGTGAAGGTTCTGTATCTTGTGATTCTGTCCCAGTTGCACCTGTTGGTTTGAAAATGCCGACAATAGAATTTCCTGATACTACAAAGATTAATATAACTGTTGGTGATAGAGGTAAAAAATATGTTGAAATTCCTGATGTTCCAACTTATGATTTGTATGTAAATTCCATTAAAACAGGAACTGAAGATACCCTTTATTTTAGAATGAAAAATAAAGGAACTTTGACAAGAGTGTTTGTAAAAGAAGATATTTCATTTGGAAACCATACCGTTGTTCAAGTAGTTTATGCTTCGCCAGCTGGTGATAGTGTTATTACACAGGATAAATTCCGTGGTAATTTGCTCTTCTATACACAGGAAGATTTTAATATTCGTAATACTGACTATTCCTTTTTACAAGGAACATATATTTCTAAAAAGAAAATTAACCTTATTAGTAATATAAATTTTGCTGGTCAGTTGCTTGCTAATGAACTTGAAATCGGTGATAACTTTAGTGGAAAGAACTTCCGTTTCGTAAAATTTAATCCAGATACTATTAATGTAAACTTGGAACAGTATGGTGGATTAATGGAAAATGATAGTACAGTTATTCTTCCAATAGAATTGTCTGATACAACTGATATTGATGTATATTTCGCATATTGCTTTAATTTGAAAGATGGTGTAGATACATCTGACTTCAATATTCCACCAGCATTTCCTATTTGTGGATTTGATACTGTTTTCGCAGTAATTCCTGTCGGTAATAAAACACCAAGTATTCCAATACAAATTAATGTTAGAAAAGATACTTTGGCTGATGAAAATGAATACTTGATTATGCACATTGACAGTATATCAGGTGCTATTCTTCCAAATGGTGAAACTCAAGGCGATTTAAAGATTAAAATTATTGATTATGATTACAAAAAATACTTTGGATTTGACACAAATCAGGTATTTGTAACTTATGAAAATTATACTGGATTTGTAGATACAATAAAAGTTTTAAATGCAAGTTCTAATCTTCGTTATACATTAGACTCATCAGCTGCTGGAAGATATGAATTGGATAGTATAACTGGTGTATTGACTTTGAAAGAAGAATTAGATTTTGAAACAATGCAAAAGGATTACATAAAGGTTACAATTACTGATACAGCTAATAAAAAGAAAACTGATATTTTGGCAATAAACATCTTAGATGTAAACGAAAAGCCTGAATTAGATGATGTAACTTTTTATTTACCTGAAAATCTTCCTATTCCATCAATAGTTGGTACATTGAAGGCCACAGATCCTGACCAGAACTCCAGTTTTACACAGAATGAATATGAATTATTGACACCAAGTCAAACTTTCCAGATAGACCCTAAATCTGGCAGAATAACCGCTACTAAGCTATTCAATTACGAAAAAGATGACAGTGTTTATGTTCTAACTGTAAGAGTTTACGATAAAACTGATGTAAAATTGGCGGATACTGCTAAAGTTACAATTAAAATTTCAAATGTGAACGAAAGTCCTTCATTTGGAAAAGATGATACCACATTCGTAATTAAGGAAAATACCCCAGCTGGTTTTATTGGTAATGTCACGGCTACTGATGAAGATGGTGACTCATTATCTTATAAAATCATTGGAACTGTGCCATTCAAGATAGACACAGCTACAGGTGATATTTCTTCAACAAGACCATTTGATTACGAAAAGGAAAAGAATTTTACTTTCAAAGTTGAAGTAACTGATGTTAAAGGAAATACTGACACAATAACTGTAAAGGTCATTATAGACAATGTAAATGAACCTGTTTATGTAAGGGACACAACCTTCACCATTGATGAAGGAAAGGTCGGCGAATTGGGTAAAGTAACAGGAGTAGATGAAGATGGAGACTCTATTAAATATTCTATCTCTAATACTGACAATTATAGTATCAGTTCTACTGGCACAATTACCTTGGTAAATCCATTTGATTATGAACAAAAGAAGTATGATACTTTGACCGTTTATGTAACAGATGGAGAATTTACTGATTCTGCCAAAGTTGTTGTAAAAATCAATAATGTAAACGAAAACCCAGTATTACAGCAAAACGATAGTTTGAAAGTTCCTGAAAATTGTAAGAATTGTATTGTTGGAATTATTACTGCAACAGACCCAGATGGTGATACAATTACTTACTCTGTAAAGGAACCAGGATTTACTATTGATAGTGCTGGTGTTTTGAAATTGACAGACCCACTTGATTATGAAACCACAAAAGAAGTTCCTATCACAGTAATTGCTAAGGACCCAAATGGCGGTTCTGATACAATGACTTATGTTGTAAAGGTTACTGATATTAATGAACCTGTACATACAAAGGACACTACTTGTACTGTAAAGGAAAATTATACTGGAAAGGTATGTAAGATTACTGGTACAGATGAAGATAAAACACCTGTTAAATATATCGTAACAGATACAACAAATTATTCTATTGACTCCACAGGACAGCTATCCATTAAAAATCCTATTGACTATGAAAAGAAAACTAAGGATACTGTGAAGGTAATTGTTACTGATGATGAATATTCTGACACAGCTACAGTAATTATTCGTGTTCTTGATGAAGATGAAATTCCACAGATAAAAACTTGGGATGATGAAAAGCCAAAGGATACTGTAAAAACAAATGACCCAGACCATAAATTTGACTGGGAACTTTGTGAAGGTACTAAGTGTACAAGAGGTGAAGAATTTCCGCATATCAGAAAAGATACTACAATAAAGGTCTGTAATGTTAAAAAGACAAAATGTGACTCAATCGTTGTTTTGTATAATGATAAACCACCTGTTGTTATCTTGACAAATACAAAGAGTACTGATGCTTTGATTGACTATATCACTATTGAAGAACAAGCTGACGATAAAATTTATGTCAATAAGAAGGACAATGAATTAACCGTTACTGTTCGTGATACTGTCAAGAAGACCGAAAAGAGATTTAACATAGAAGTTAAATTGGATACTTTACCAACAAAGGATATTAAAATCAAAGAATACAATTATTTGATTGATGAAAGTTTAGCCCAATATACTCCTATTGGTGGTGGATTGGTAGAAGCTAAAGAAACAATTAACGATAATGGTACTGTAATTACATTAACCAAGATTGTAGATAAAAACGGTGACCCTGTAGATACAACACAAACTGTTTCTTATACAAAGAAGGTTAATGGTAAAGATGTAGTTGTTTCATATAAGACAGATAATTTGACTGGTCAAAAAATTGGTGATTACGAAGTATCTTATATGATTGATAGCTGCACCAAGGTAACATACACAGTTGACGATAAAAAGAAAATTGTGAAGAACAAAGAAGGAAATATTGCTTACACAATTACTTATGAATACACAGATGACTTTGGTAACAAAGCTAGTTCAAAGGTAGAAATTGTGTTTGATGATATACCACCAAAGGTTGAAATACTTAATCCTGATGCAAGTCAGACTTTCCATACAAATGCTATTCCTGTTAAATGGACTGTGAATGGTGAAGTTCAGGATACATTGACCTTACAGCGTCTTGAACAAGGTGTGAACTGGGTTATAAGACGATATGTAGATAAAGCAGGTAATGTCAGTGCTGATACTGTTATGGTTTTAATGAAAGAAGCCAAGGCTATTGCTATTGAACTTGTAAATCCAGTCACAAAGGTAAATCAAGACAAGGTAGATTCGTTCTATTCTGAAAATAAGAAATTTGATAAACAGTATACAATTTCTATTTTGAAGGGTGACGAAAAGCCTGACCCAGTCGGTGTTGGATTGAAAGTTGATATTGCTTTACCATCAGTAAATCCAACAGGAAATGTATCTACTTTATCTGATATAATAAAAAATGATAAAATACCTGTTGATGAAAAAGGTAATGTTGTTGGAGCATCTAATCTTAGCATACCTGTGGAAGAATATATAAATGAAAATTGTACTGATGATTTTAGACAAGATTATCATAAAAATGGTACGAATATAACATTATACAATGTTAAATACAACTTACATTTATGGATATATACTTCAAATGCTAATTATGTGAATGATTTTGAAATTAACTATGATATAGATTATAAAACTGAAGCAAATAGTGCAGGTATCGCAAATTTTATAATAGATTGGATTCCTGAAAAAGATGGTAATGTTAAAGCTAAAAATCATCATTCACTCGGAACTGGAGCATATTTAGTTAAATTATACAGTAAATCAACTGCTATATATAGATGTGGATTTAAAAATCAAAAAGCTGGTGATAAGATTATCAAAAAAGAATATAATCTTAAATCATTTGGCTATAAAAGGCCTAATAAATAAGGACAGGTAGCCCTCGTACTACTTGGGATAGAGTTGCAGCTCTATCCCTAACTTTATTATAAATAATAATGTAGACTGCAATCTACATTATTTTTTTTTATTTTAAATACGAGGAAATATGAAATTAACATATATTTGTAAAATATGTGGAAAAGAAAGTGTAAACAATAATGGTTTAATTAGCCATATAACACAAACACACAAATTATCTTCAAAAGAGTATTATGATAAATTCTTTAAAAAAGAAAATGAAGGAATTTGTCCTGTTTGCGGAAAAGAAACACAGTTTATAAAATTTTCACTAGGCTATCGTAAAACTTGTTCATATAGTTGTGCTTCTACAAATAATGCTGAAGATAGAATACAAGTTAGACATAATAATTATGGTGGAAAGTATTTTTCTAAAGAAGGTAGAGAAAAATTAAATAAAATTGCTAGTATAACTTATGAAACAAGAAATAAACAAAATATAGAAAAACTTAAAAATGAATATAAAATACCGAATGAAGTAGAAATTACAAACATATCACAAATAAAAGAAATTAAAGATAAAAAAGAACAAACTAACTTTGAAAAATATGGAGTTAAAAATTCATTTTTAATAAAAGATGAAAAAGGATTAGAAAAAAGAATAAAAACAAGTAATGAAAAATATGGTACAGATTATCCTATGCAAAATGATAAATTGCAAGATAATCGTATAAAAACTTGTATTGAAAAATATGATTCATTGTATTTTACACACAAATACAAATATAATGATTTAAAATTTGATAGTTCTTGGGAACTAGCATATTATATTTGGCTAAAAGATAAAAATATACAATTTACATATCAACCTAGACCAGCTATATTATATTTTTGGAATGGTGATAATAAGTATCATAAATACTATCCTGATTTTATAGTAAATGATGAAATTATAGAAGTTAAAAATCCATATTTATATTCTAAATTTTTATTAGAAGGAACAAAAGACAATGCTAAATATAAGAAAATGCTTGAATATAATGTTAAAATTTTAACTGATTGTTCTGACTATTTGAATTATATAGAATTACATTATGGTAAAAATTATTTAGACGAATTTAAACTTTAATACACGCTCAATGACCAGGAAACGACGTCGGAGGCCGGTACTGTTAAGATGGTAATAGATTGGCTCACTGACAAAGAAGGTGCAGTACATGCGAATAATGGAAATGCACTGGGTACTGGAGCATATATCACACAATTGAACTCAAAATCTGTTGCTAAACATCGCTGTGATTATAAGAACCAAGTCAAGGGCGATAAAACTGTAAAGAAAGATGAAGATATGACTACATTCGGTTACAAGCGTCCTATTAAATAAGTTCTGACAAAAAACAAAAAGTGAAGCCCGAGAGAAAATTCTCGGGCTTTTTCTATATTGTATGATGTAAATAGAAATGAATGGATAACTAAAATTTCATTTAAGTTTACGAACAACAAAAAAAGTGAAGGAAAAAATATAAGTCATATTTTATTTCTATATTTTATTTTGTTGATAAATGATACAACATAAGTTAAACATTAACAAGGAGTAAATAAATTATGTTGAAGAATACATACGTACTAAATCCAAATGACCGTTCTACCACCTATCGTGTAACAAGTGACACAAAACAGTCACGCGGTCGCCGTCAAATTCAGTCCACCGAAGCTAAAAAGCTTCACAAGAATGTTCAGGTTGCTGAATCTAGTCTTGTAAAACTTTCTGATTGGGAAGCTCAGATCACTCTTAGTGCTGAACAGATTCTTCGCAATAAGAAGGCAATGACTGATGAACAGAAGGTAATTGTCGCTGTTGCACGTTCAATTAAGGAGTTCTACCTTTAATATGAATACAACTACCTGGCGTATTACAAAGTATAAGTGTGATGTAACAGGTAAGCCTTATGGTACTCCAATTCAGTCCTTGTGTTATACACAAGAATTGATGGAGTCCTATAAGAACCCTAAGTTCGTTATACAAATTGAAGAAGAAGTAAGCACAAATAATTGGAAAGTAATTTGGAGTGCTGAAAGAGGTTAATAAATGAGAGCAACAGGAAGTAAAGTTTTCGTTGAACAAGAAGAATACAAGTCTGACAGTGGTATTATAACCACATTGGCAAAGCAGGGTCTCGCTGTATTCAGAGTTGTTGCTGTTGGTCCTGGTGATTGGAATGTCTTCACCGGTGAACTAAAGCCAATGTCTGTAAAGGTTGGTGACCGTGTTGTAGCTGATGCTTCAGTAGCACCAGAGATTTGTATTACCAAAGGTCTTAAGAAACTTAAGTATCGTGTTATCGGCGAAAACGATATACAAATGATACTTGATGAAGACGAGGATGTTAGGTAATGCAATTACTTGATGATAAAATGCTATTGAAAAGTTTAATGGGTTATACCGCTGGTGGACTCATTATTCCTGGTATGGTTCAGATAGCTTATTCAATGTTTGAAGTAGTGGACCTTGGAAAAGGTCACTATGACAGACGCGTTGGAAAAGTTATGCCACTTCCTTATGGTTTAAAAGTTGGTGACCGAGTACTCGTTAATGTTGGTGTGTGTAAGCCACTTTATATTAATGGCGAAAAGTACTATACTTGCCCAAATGCTGAAGAAGCTATTTTGATACTTGACGAAGACGAAACAATATAATTTTGGAGAAGTATAAATGAGTAATAAGAAAATAATTGGTATAACAATTGGTTCTGTTGTTCTTTATACTTTCTTTTTATTTTGTATTGGATTGTTTGGAACAGCCCTTCAGAACTATGCCATAACTGGAGGTTTTTATGCCTTGAAGTATGGTTCAGTTCTTTTGGGCTTCTTTATTACTGGCTATATGCCTTATCGCATAAACAAAGCTATGATAAAGAGAAAAGAGCTTAAGTACCAATTAGAATCTGAAAGAAAGATACAAGCTGCTGCACAAGCAGAAAAAGAAAAACAAGAGAAAATTCTTGAACAGATGTACATTAAAAATGAGGACGCAATATAATGGCACAAACTCTTGAAGAAGAAGTTAATGTTCCGAAACATTATCGCACTCACGAAAGTGGAATTGAAGCTATTGAAATTACAAGATATTTGCTTGGTGACCTTTCAAATGCTTGGAAATACGCTATGCGTTATGAAGACAAGAATACACCAAAAAAGGATATTAAGAAACTTTGTTGGTATTTGAAAGATTTTAAGGAACATTTCATTGATTTTAATAATGAATGTACAGCAAATGTTGAAGTTCCTTTATTTGTTCGTGACAAGATGATAAAGGTTATAGATACAGAGCCTGTTATCGTAATTCGTTCTGCTTTTGAACAGATTTATACTATCGTTATGGCTGGTGGACTTTTATTTCCTAAAGCTTATGACAAGGTAATATCTGATTTGGAAGCATACGCTGACACACTAAATTAACACTTTTTATTGACAAATATCAAATACATTGTTATATTGTAAATAAAATTTTACACATTAAAAATCGCTTTGCGAAGGAAATAATTAAATATGGATAAACTAACTATTACTTCTACAAAAATTCTTCCTATTGATAACGGTATTGGTGGTTGTGTTGCTATTGCACAGTTGACCTTTAATGACGCTTTCAAATTGACAGGTATTAAGCTTGTTGAAAAGAATGGAAAGAGAAATGTAGTGTACCCAAGAAATATGAGTAACAAGCAAAAGAAATCATATTTCTTCCCAGTTAATAAGGAAACAGCCGCTTATATTAGCGAAAGTTTGTGGGCAGATTACGATTCCGGTGTAACTGAAAGATAAGGAATAGAATGAAGAAGAGAAAGCTTTTGAAAACACCTAATGCTCAACTTCTTCCTTCTAAAAAGAAGGAGATGCTAAAGATAATGAATGACCCAAATAAGTTAAAAGAGGTCATGAATTTTATCCAAGCATCTTCTAATTTATTTGATAAATCTAAAACTGTTAAGGCAACTACTATTTTGGACTGGGTAGAAAGATGTATTTTAATTTTACCCGACGATTTAGAAGACCGAGACAGTTTTATTCAAGCATTTAGAAACTTTACAGATACATATGGAGAAACTAAAGATGCCATTACAAATGAACGAAAAGATAGTGACAACGAACGAACTTGTTAGAACAGTAATTTGTTCTGTATTAGAAGACTTGGAAAATAACTTTGATAGTTATGCTGCATTATACACTAAAGATTTTGAAGAATACACTCCAGACGAGAAGGAAAAAATAGAACAGTGGAAATGTAAGATTTTCAACAAATTAAATCGTGTTCTGAAGAAACAGGGGCTTAAGGATAATGATTAAATTTGAAATTGGTAAATCATACAAAGACACACTCCGGTTTAGAATATACACTACTTAGTATTGACGAAAACTCCGTTGGTTCATTTCAATTCCGTAATGTTGTTCGTAAATTCAGAATCGTTAAGTATGCTCGGTGTTGAAGCTGCCGTAACTATGGATGGTGTGAAGTTTTTGAGCGGTAAAAAAGAATCTTATTATGACGAAGAAATAGACGGAATTAAAGGTGAAAAAGAAGTTTATTTCAACAGCAATGGAGTATCATATGTCAATTTATTTAAAAGACACAAAGAAGAAAAAGAAAACAGAAAATCCTAAACCAAAGCGTCCTACCAAGCCTGTGAAAGTAATTAAGGAACCAGACACAAAGGCCGATGTGGTTAAGAAAAATCAGGAACTTTCTAACGAACAGATGGAAGCTCTTCAAGATGGTCCTGGTTCGGCACAAGCCCAACTTAATCCAATGATTATCCCAGATTTCTTTAACAACATTCGTAATAACTACTATGTTGCTAACAAGATAATTTGGCTCTGTGGATTTATTGAATGGCCTGTAATTACTGAAGTTATGCGTAGATTGAATTTCTATGATGATGGAACAAAGGACCCAATTACTTTGTATCTAGCTTCTCCAGGTGGTGAATGTGATGCTGGCTGGGCATTGATTGACTTAATGAATGAAATTAAGAAACACGGAACTCCAATTCGCACAATTTGTGCTGGTTCTTGTTCATCAATGGCAGCTGTTATTCTTGCCGCTGGTTCAAAGGGTGAAAGATATGCTTTCCCATCTTCCAGAATTATGATACATCAGGCAGGTATTGAACTGACCGGTGGTAAGCTTGACGATATAGCAAATACCACAAAGGAACTCCAATATTGGACTGATATTTCTGCTAAATATTTGGCAAAGGTTACTGGAAAATCTGTTAAAGATGTTGAAAAGGAACTTTGCTATGACAACTATATGTCAGCTACTGAAGCTAAAAAGTTCGGTATTATTGATAAAGTAGATGTCTTTATGGCATAAGATGATTGAACTAGACGAAATAAAAAATAGACTCAAAAGAGAATATAACCTGCAAGGTAACACTTGCAGGGTTTCGTCAAGCTCAAAAACTTTAATGGAACAGCTTACTGAAAAAATGATTGCTTACCCTGAACGAGTAGCTCAAATTGAAGAAGAAATTGGTCAGGGTGAAGAATTTAGAATTTATTTTGCAGATAAAGATAGTCTAAAAGATTTTATGGCTATGCACGATGAAGATGTAGATAAATTCTATCGCATACTTCGTAAAGAAGAATTGTTTTTGAATACTTGTTTGAGAGCTTTTGGCTTTGGTAATGTTATTATTTCATTGGACCCTAATACGTTGTTAGCTTCATTTGAAGAATCTGATGAAGACGAAGACGATGAATATAAATAATATACTTATGGATTTATATAATATGCAATTTCGTGATTTTATTAAACAAGATCCTCGTAAAGTTGTGGCTCAACCACAAGTTGAAGAACCAGAACTAGAAGAGGATTTAGAAGAAGATTATCAGGAACCGGTTAGAAAGCCAGTGAATAAAGTTCCAACAAAAAAATTCATTGAAGAAGAATATGAAGAACCTGATGAAGATTTGGAATATGAAACTGACGATGAAGAGTATTATGAAGAACCTGTGCAGCCGGTTCGTAAACCACAACCAAGACCTGTTCAGCGTCCTGTACAAAGACCTGTTCAAAGACCCGTTCAGCGTCCAGTACCACAAAGAGTTGTAAGACCACAGCGTCCAACCGCTGTCCAACAATATAAGTCTTATACTCCAGGATATGCTTTGCCAGATAGTCAATTTAGAAGACCTTTGGCTGTTTCACAAAAACAATTACGAGAAACAACTATTGAAGGAACTGCTAATAGTTTGACTGAAGCAATTAAGCGTAAAGTTGATACTGTATTCTATCGTTTTGGTATTCAAGGTCTTGAAAAGTTAGACGAAAAGATTCTGGACACAATTGAAGAACTTCAATATCCAGAACAAAAGCTAGCAAGGAGACCATTAAAGGAAATGAGAAGAGCACCTGTTAGAAAAACTATCAAAAAACCAAGACCACTTCCATTGGAAGAAATAACACCTGTTCCTCAGCCTGTGTATGAAGAACCAGTGTACGAAGAACAACCAGTCTATGAAGAACAGACTTATGAAGAACCTGTTGTAGATGAAGTTGAAGAAATGGAAGAACCTGTTGAAGAATTACCTCCACCACCTCCACCAAAACCAGCAGTTGCAAGTCCAAAACCATCATTCTTACAACCAAAGAAAGAAGTTAAAAAGGCTGTAATTGAAAGTACTGGTGACGATGATGAAGATTTAATCAATGCAGTAAAATCCATTGATTTTAACGAAGGTAAAGAAGAACCAAAGCCTGTGATTAGTGACGAAGAAATGTGGGGAACTGTTGAAGCCATATTGGAAACTAAACCACAGCAAGAGTTAGTACACGAACCACAGACTACGTCCTGTTTACCAACAATGCCACAACCAACCGAACAAACATCTGACCAGGAAACCCCTATTTCTGATGAAGAAACACCAACGGAACCTGTCAATGAAACGGTTGAACAACCAAAACCTAAAAAGAAACGCAAAAAACAAACTGAAGAGGTAGCAAAAACTAATGAAGAAAACTAAGAACTCAAATTTTGATACTGAGAAAAAAGAAAAAACAAATCCATCAGAAATAGTGGTGGAAGGCACAATTAATGAAGCCTATCCAAATGCTATGTTTGATGTCTTGTTGGATAACGGTCAAATGGTAAAATGTACCATCTGTGGAAAAATTCGTAAGAACAACATTCGCATTTTGCTGGGTGACCGTGTTCAAATAGGAATATCAATATATGATTTAACTAAGGGCCGTATACTTTATCGTTTAAAAGATACACCGAGGTAGTTATGGAAATACCAAAATACAGAAGTAACAGACGCTTATCTTGGGATGAAATCTGTGAAGAATTTCCTGATGTTGCGAACCAGATTGCAAGGGAAGACACTTGGAGATATTATGAACAAAAGCCAAATTTCGCTGAAGTTGATAATAAATTAATGGCTTGGGTTCCTGAAAAGGTTCGTGAAGGAAAAGAAGATGAACGTATTGATACTGTAATGCTAACAAAATAATTGTATTTTCCTTAAATATTGGTGGGACTTTTGTCCCACCTTTTTAAGTTCATAAATACAATATGAATGAAGTAGATAATGTTGTGAAACTATGGAAAAGATTGGCTGAGAGTTTGAATGACACAAACAGTCAACACGGATTACATAGACTTGTGAATAATGCTGAAATGTTAGCTGCCTATATGGAAGCTAACGATGTTTTGGCAGAATCAAAGCAGTTAGTTCTGGATATGAACCACGCAAACAAGAAAATTGACCTTTCAACTCACAATAGAAGTGTGGATAATGCACTTGTTTTTGTTATATTGAAAGGTCTTACAACATTACCTACACAAACAAAAGCTTTTAGACTTGGATTGATTGACAAGAATGGTAAACTTATTCGTAAACCAAAAACTGAAGCTGAACATCAGAGTATTAGTAACCTTGATTTATTATTTTACAAATTAAGACAATGGTTATCACCAAGAATACAATACTTGTCAGGTATTAGCTGGATTAAAGGCTGTATGAATGATGTAAGAGCACAGAATTATTTTGGTAACTATGAAACCATCAGTAGACAATATGCTGTTCGCAAAATCAATGATGAGCTCTGGAAAATTTTACAACATTAAGAATAGGGTAGTTATATGAAGTTAAATGAAGCATTAGATGTTTTAAACGAAGCTGGTTATCTATGTGAAGTTAGAGGTAAAACTAATATTGAAGATTTTAATAAAATGAAATCTGATGTTAGTAATTTAACTCATATAGCTGGTTCAAATTTTGAATTTATGACTGGTAACGAAAAGGGTTCTGAAGAAGATAAAAGATCCACAATGAGACTTGGTTGGGCTAAAAATGGTACCTATACCTATGATACTGGAAGACCTGGATTTAGCCGTTATAGAAAAATTACACCAGAAAAGGCTATTGAACTCATTAAAAATGCTCAAGAAGAAATTGAAAAATTGGGCTATACAGTAGAATATAAAGATGATAATGCTTATATTTGGATGCCTAAATCTGACCTTGAACCAACTGTAGATGAAAGAGAAATCACAATGTTCGGTATCTTTAATGATGGTGGAAACTGCTATTCTTCACACGATGAAGGTAATTGGTACTGGAGTGCTTCCGAAGATGAAACTGCAGCTGAATTCCGTGCCAGATTGAAGAGAAGTGGTGAACGCAAGGCCCAACAGAATTATCGTGAATATGTAAAAAGCCCAACTTACGGAGTTAAAATTTTCAAGGATATTGAACAATTTAAGAAAGCTTGTGAAAAAGTTGGATTACACCCTAATTTGTCGGATTATCAGTAATGCCTTGTCCAAACTGCACAGGATTTGAAAAGTTATATGGTTTTCATTTGGAAAAGAATGCTTACTATATGACCCAAGTAGATGAAATTAAAAAATGTTGTCCTTCTAAAGTATATGTAACTGAAATAACAGCTATGGATGTAATATTTACTTGCGAAGGAAAAACATTTAGAATGAATAAAAAAGAATTTTATAAAAGTTCTTGGCGACTTTATGACAGTTTTTAAGGAGAATAATATGGAATTAAACGAAGCAATAGAAACATTGAGAGAAAATGGTTTTATTCTTGAAGATGTTAGTCCAGATAATAAAATGATTTATCGTGGAAAAGCAACAAATCTTTATAAAGCCGCTGTATGTTGTCTTAGACACGATAACTATGCTCGTAGTAGAGACTTGTTAGCAGATGATGTTGTAACAAACTGGCACAACTTGACTCCATTAATGACGAAAACAAGCGATAGTGGTCAAAAATATTTTAAGAACACTGTTTCTTCTTCACCAAATGCTTCATATTTTGAATTAACTAAGTTTGGTTATGAAATGTATAAACAAGCTGCCGAATACCTTGGTGACAATGTATTAGAATTTAAAACAAATGAAGAAAATAATGCAAAAATATTCATAGAAAAAGTATATAAAATTTTGGACTTTTATAAGAAGGGTGAAAGACCTTATACCACTGCAAAAGATACTGCTGAACAAATCCTCTATTATGGTAAGAAATGGGAGGAACAATAATGACTTTAGATGAAGCACTTGAAATCCTTGAAGAAGAAGGATATGAAGTGAAACTAATTGAAGAAGATTTTACTATGGGTGTTGGTGCTCCATTAGGCGCTGACCAAGGCATACCACACAGTATGCAAGGTTGTGCTGTACCAATGATGAGATTAGGTGACCCAGCACCTTATGGTAGAATACAAAGATTACCTGGTCCTCCACCAAGACACAGAATGAGATTACCTATAATTGCTTATTTTGGTGGAACTAAATATAAACTTGTTCCAAGACGAAAACGAAAGAAAAAGAAGAAAAAATAAAAATGAAGCCCTTTACCAAAAGGGCTTTTTTCATATATAATTTATATGAATCCTGATTTTGAAAATACAAATAAAATTATGAATGGCTATTGGTATACTTTCCACTTTCTAAGGGAAGAAGGTAGTGTTAAAGGTTATGATGAATATCCTTTAATCTACTGTATTCAGCCTGATGATACTGGATTTACTGATAAACATTTAAATAATTTTTGGGCTTTGAATTTACACCATTTGAATTATCAAGATAGAGTAAATTTCATAATCGCTTTTGATAAAGTCACAAATTTTTTAGATGAAGATATTAGACGAATTACAACTATTGACTTTTTGAAAAATCAAATATATCCTGGTTGTCAAGCTGGAATTAGACGATATAATAGAAAGCATATCTACAACTTGTATAGAATTAAAAACCAATGTGTTCCGAATTATTTGTCTTCAGATGGAAAATTTATGCTTAGTAACCCAGATGAAATGGTGAACAAATATCTTTTGGAAAAATCTTCAAATCAAACCACAGAATCAAGGAAGTAAATTTTGAATTACCAGCAAATTTATGATAAAATAATTAAACTTGCACAAGATGGTTATTATGACCGCTACACTTATTTTGAAAAACACCATATAATCCCTAGGAGTGAAGGTGGCTCCAATAAAAAGTCAAATAAAGTAAAATTACCTATGAAAGCTCACCACTTATGTCACCTTTTGCTTATTAAAATGGGTAGATGTTTGAAATACTGTTATTACAATTATACTATCAAAGAATATGTTGATGCGAAAATGCTTGAAAAGAAAAAGAAGCATTTATTGCCGCCAGAGTATATCATTGAGGAATTAAATGAAAGTATTGATTGAATATGTTGTGATTGGGAGAGAAAAGAAATATCCCGATGTAGCTTCCGAAGTCTATGTTCCTGATAATTGGACTGATGAACAAATTAAAACTTGGTATGAAGAAAGACACCATAACATCGGTCGGTAAAGGTGTAAAGGTTGTTCTTGTTGAGCATTTATAAATACCTTAGAGGTACATTTATGGATTTAATTGAAGCTAAACAAGTACTTAACGATAATGGTTATATTTTGACCGAAACACTTGAATACAACAAAAAGCTAATATACAAGCCAAAAGGTGGTTATGCCAAATTTGGTAAATTTATTACTGAATTGGTACAAAAGAAGGGTAAAGTATTAATTGCAGATGCTCTTCTTGCTGGTGTATTTGCTGGTAAAGTAAGTAACAGTGATATTTCTTGGGCTTTAGAAGGATATAATGCACTTGTTGCTAATCCTGAATTACAAAAGTATGCTGATGATTCTTTTGATAAAAGAACACTTGATACTGTAAGACACAAATTATTTGAAAAAAATCGTTGCGAAGCTAGAGGTATAGAAATTATATCCTTTATTCGTTATGTGTATGACAAGTCTTGTAAAGATATTCATTTTGATGGTTCGGTAAAAGACTTTATTAAATTTTACAAATTATATAACAAAAACCTTGACGGTCACCAAGGATTGTTTAACTATATTCAAGCTTGTCAAGTTCTTGAAATGAACGAACCTGAATATAAAGTTACAAAAACAAAACCGATTAACCAGTCAACTATTGAATATGTTGGTTAAAATAAATTTAAAAGCTCTGCAATAGCAGAGCTTTTTTAATATACATAAACTATTGTGAGGTGATTTATGTTTAAAGATACAAATACAGTAAATAACATTTTGAAGGAAAAATTATCTTCTATTGCTTTTGCTAACTTTAATCATACAACAGTTGCTGATGTAACAAAAATTTTTAATGATACTTCCGATGAAGTTTCACCACAACAACTTGTTCTTGAGGATATTGAAGATTTTGATAGTGCAGTTAAAATCCAATACACTCTTCAAGGTAAACAATTTAGTATGATTATTGATAAAAAGGTATAAAGGACAGATAGGTTAAAAATCTCGCCTATTTGGTGGTTGTTACCAGCAACCACCTAACTTTTTATAAATAAAATAGTCCAACTGGTAATTGGACTTTAAATAAAATAAGGAGATTTTAATATGGTATTAAAATATAAATGCCAAGATTGTGGTGAATTACATAAAAATTTAAATCGTCATATAAACGATAATCATAAACCAAAAAGATTTACTTGTTTAATATGTGGTTTTTCTACTAATATACATTATGATAAACATTTATTAGAACAGCATTCTATGACTGTTCAAAATTATTACGATAAATTTTTTATAAAAAACAATGAAAATTTATGTAAAAATTGCGGTAAAAAAGCAAAATTTAACTCATTAAAACAAGGTTATTATGAAACTTGTGGTAACAAGCATTGTATGGCTAAAGTTTCACAAGAAAAATGTATAAAAACACTTAAAAAGAAATATAATATACCAGATGAAGTAGAAATAACTAATATATCACAATTTAAAGAAATACAAGATATAATATCTAAAAATAATGAAGAAAAATATGGTGTTAAAAATACATTTTTAATGAAAGATAAAGATGGAATAGAAAAAAGAATTAAAACTTGGCAAAAGAATTTAAATTGTGATTATCCATCACAAAATAAAGAAGTTAGAAAAAGAATTGTTGAAGTATGTAATGAAAAATACGGTTGTGATAATGTTATGCAAAATCACGATATAAGACTAACTAATCAATCAAAAGTTTGTTATAATGGTATAAATTTTGATTCACAAATGGAAGTAGATTGTTATAAATTATTAGAACAAAACAATATACCTTTTGAATATCAACCAGATGTATCTTTTGAATATTTTGATACTAAAAATAAAAAACATACTTACGAACCTGATTTTAGAATTAAAAATAAATTATATGAAATAAAAGGATTACATTTCTTTTTAAACGGTGATAAAACGCAAAGAATGATAAATCCTTATGGAAGAAAAGATAGTCCGGAAATAGTTAAATATCGTGATGATATAATGGAAGCAAAGCACCAATGTATGATTATACATAATGTTACAATTATAACAAATTTAAATGAAATTAATGTAAATGAATTAATGGAGAATGAATAATGTTTATTGGTGGACGGTGATTTGAGTATATCAAGTAGCGGTATAATTGTAGAAGAATTAGATGATAATACTTTAGATGTAATAGATGTGAAATACTATGGTTTTACAACCAAAAAGAAATTAGAACAAAATAACATATTATATTACAACAACAAAAACTTTAATAATGACTATGCAAAATATACTTGGATGCAAGAAAATATTCTTAATTGGTTTAATAAATGTTTCTATGTTGCTATTGAAGATTATGCTTTTGGAACTTCTTCTTCAAGTGGTATGATTTTTTCATTGGCTGAATTTGAAGGTAATATAAAAATTGGTTTATACAATAAAGGTAAAAAACTTAGATTTTATTCAGTCAATTCCAATAAGAAATTTTTTACTGGTTATGGTCTAAGTGATAAAATTGGAATGTATCAAGCATTTAACAAATATACTGGCGTAAAACCAGATATTTCAACACTCCCTATTGTAGATAGTGGAAAGGGTGTTGCACCGACTTCAGATATTATTGATGCTTTTGCTTTGTGTGAATGTTTGAGAATGGAACTAAAATTGAGAGCTGGTCTGGTTCAATTACACGAACTTCCAAAACATCAAATAGAAGTTTACAATGTAATTACTCGTGAGCATCCACAGGGTCTTTTAGTAGCACCATTCATTGAAAAATAAGGACAGGCCATCCTCTTGTGGCTTGAGCGGAGTTTGCCGACTCCGCTCTAACTTTTTATAAATATAGTATAGAACGGCAATTCTATTAACATAAAATCAAGAGGTATAAATGAAAAGAAATTATAAAGCTCCATCAGGTGAAGTCAGTGTTTCATCTGATTTAATTAAGTTCAAAAGAAGTGATAGAGTTATATTTACTTGTTCTAAATGTGGTAATAAATCTATTAAATATGTTTGGTCTTTAATAGACAAACCTGAATTTATATGTTACAAATGTAATCATCAAAAATGTACTACTTACAAGGGTAAAAAACATATTCAATTACAAAAAGAACCCATTGAAATTAACAAAGATACTGATATTTCACAGTTTGATACTAGACAACGATTGAAATTTAAATGTATTAAATGTGGTAAACCTTGTGAAATAAGATCAGTCTGTATAAAATCATTACCAAAAGAAACTCAATGTATGTGCAAAACTTGTAAAACGAAATATACTAAAAAATTGAAATATGGAAATGAAAATTATCAAAACAATAAAAAAGCAGAACAAACTTGTTTAGAAAAATATGGTGTTCGTCACCCAATGATGTTGAGAGAAATTCAAAAGAAATGTGGAGCAAAAAAGAAGTACGATGGTATTTTGTTTGATAGTGGTTGGGAGATAGCATATTATATTTGGTTAAAAGATAACAACAGAACTTTCAAATACCATCCTAAAATGATAAAATACTACGATAATATGGGTAAAGAAAGACGATATTTTCCTGATTTTGAAGTAGAAGGAAAACTCATTGAAATTAAGAATGAAACACTAATAAAAGAAATGAGTGAAGAAAAGAGAAAATGTTTAGAACAAAATAATGTGGAATTATTAACTAGAACTGATTTAAAAGAAGTATTTGATTATGTTAAACAAACTTATGGCTATGATTATTTGCGAAATAAACAAAATAGTCACCCACAAGGATTACTTGTTGCTCCATTTATTGAAAAATAATCAGTAAATAGGGTTATCTGACCAGGTCTGTTTAATAATGTGTGTTTATTTACGGACAAAGAACTGGCCAGATAGACACAATTCCTTGCGTCTTTTCTTAAACATATAAATACTTTAGAGGTAAAAAATGTTTTACGATGATTACATACCAGGAAGTGGTGAAATGCAGGAAATAAATCCGGTGAAAGCTTGGAAAATTTACGCAAGCCACCCTGTTTGTCCTTGTTGTGGAAAAAAACTAAAATTCAAGAACAAGCATATAAAAACAGATGAGTTTATAGGCGAGTCACTTAATGAACGCTGGGAAAATGAATATTTGACCAGTAGAGTTCAAGATATTGCAAGCCAATTATATCAAGAAGAATTAGCAGATGTTCAACCTGAAGTAGATAGAAATGGTA